AACAGGAACTTTATTCTTTTCATAACGGGATGGAATATAATAAGTATTTGTACTAATACTCATATCAGTAAATTTTTGAATGGCAGCAGCAACCTTCAAGTAACCTTCATTACTTGGCATATCAAAAGCAAAGGTATAATTATCCTTATACTTATCAATATTTGGAATTACTACTGGCAAAATGTTACTCTTGCTTCCCTTAAAACTAATAGCACTACGAGGTGGTTCAATACCATTAGTACTACTTTGAATTACACTGCTAGATTCTACAGGCATACATGCAGTCAATGTAGAATGTCTCATACCATGTTTCTTAATTTCTTCACGGAGTGTTTCCCAATCACAATGTAGTGGTTCTGTAATAAATTCATCTACATCTTTCTTGTAAGTATCAATTGGCAATACTCCTTGACTAAACTTGGTACGATCAAACTTTTCACACTTACCTACTTCTTTTGCCATTTCAACACTTGCCTTGATTAGATAGTAACTAGTCTTTTCCATCCATTTGGCAACAAAGTTAGGAGCATCTTTATCCCAATACTTCAATCCTTCTTTAGCCAATAGAGCAGCCAAATTACTTACACCTACACCAAGACTACGGCGTTTCTTAGCAAAATTTTCTGCGGCGGGTACGAAGTAATCTTGATGTTCAATCAAAGCATCTAACATTCTAACAATAATGTCACAGACACTTTCCATTTCTTCATCATCTTTGATTTCCAACCAGTTCAAAGCAGCCAAGATACAAACACCAATTTCTCCATTCTTATCATTGACATCAGTAATTGGAATCAATGGATGATTAACTTCAAGACATAAATTGCTAGTATCTACTTGATCCAACCAACTACCATGTTCATTAGCGTGATCAACAAACATTGTATAAATACGACCAGTTTCAAGTCGTTCTTTAGCCAATAATCCCATCAATTCACGGGCAGGTACTTTCTTCTTGAACTTGATATTTTTGTTAGCTTCAGCCTTTTCATATTTCTCTTTGAATCCTTCCATACCAAATGTATTCCATAGTGAAGGACATTCATGGTAACTAAATAGTGTTACATCTTGATTCTTCAAGAATCGTTCAAAGATTAGTTTGTCTAATCCAATACAATAATCCAACTTACGAACACGGTTATCATCGGTACCCTGATTGTTCTTCAATACAAGAATATCTAGAATGTCATAGTGGAACCATGCAAAATTGACGGTGGCACTACCCCCTCTAATTCCGTTTTGGTGACAACTCTTTACTGTTGATTCAAATGCTTTAGCAAATGGAATTGGTCCAGTATGCATTACTTCACCGTTACGAATTGGAGCGTTTGTAGCACGAAGTCTGGATAAATTCAATCCAATACCATAACGACTTGCAGTAGCAAATCCTACAGCACTATTGTTACTGAAAATACTACGAAGATCGTCATCTACAGTGAATAAAGAACAACTAGCATAACTCTTCATTGGAGTTCTTACACCAGCCATAATTGGGGTTGGTAGATTGATCTTATGTTTGCTAAAGTAATTATAAGCTTTCTTTACATATTCAAGACGGTTTTCTTTATAGTCTTTAAAGAATGTCATTGCAATAAGCATATATGCAAACTGTGGAGTTTCATAAATTGTCTTAGTAGCACGATTTTGTACTAAGTATTTATCACACAACTGTTTGATACCAGCATATGTAAAATTGAAATCTCTATCATGACGGAGATATTCATCCAATTTATCAAATTCTTGTTTGGTATACCATTCTAGAATTTCTTCGTCATAAACCAATGCGTCAATATTAGCTCTAACAAGATCATGTAATTTAGGAGGATTCTTTCCACCCCAAACATTCTTTCTTAATCTATAATTCAATAGTCTTGATGCTACATATTGATAATTAGGTTTTTGTTCACTGATCAAATTTGACGCAGCTTCAATCAACATTGTATGAATGTCACCAGAAGACATCTTATCAAAGAATGATAGATGTGCATTCATTGCGACTTCTTCAAAACTAACATTTTTAATATCATCGGTTGCCCATTGCAAAACCTTATTGATTTTATCTGCACTAAATTTTTCCAAATTTCCGTTACGCTTCTTTATAAAAATTTCTTTGTTCATATGGGTAAAAAATAATTATCCAATCGGGGAGAAAAAGTCCAAAATAAAAGTTTAAAAAAATCTTGTTTTATAGAAACTTTTTCTCCCCAGATTGATATATAGGTTATTCACTGTCCTCTGAATTATGAGCATTCCACTTGTTGCTCATCATTTTCTTGACTACATTTTCTTCTTGACTCATTTCATTCAAGATACCCATACCTTCACGGCTGTTTTCCGCAAAGATTCTGATATCACCACAACCAGCATTCATTCTAGCTGGGAATGTAATACCATCAGGTCCGAATCGATTCTTAATTACATGGAATCGTGCAGTATTAGCTTGTTTATCTGACATCTTACGACTTAGTGACATAACAAAGTCAGCGGTCATAATCTTACGATAACTATCTGAAATATTATTTGCTTGAATGATGTCTTCATCCATAGCAGCACGGTTACTCTGTGAAGCACTCCAAATAGGAACTTGCAATTCACCAGCTACACCACGAAGTTCTTCATAAATACCACCGGCCTCACTATAACTGTTACTATTTCGTTCACTTTGTGATGGACGAAGAATATCAGCATAGTCAACAATAATCATATCCACCTTAGTACCTAGAGTTTGAATTCGTTCCGCATGTAGTTTCAAACTATGAGCAGATACAGTCTTAATTGGGAAATATTTAATAATCAACTTACCAGGTACTTCTGCAATCTTCTTTTTAACAATATCAATGTTGTTACGAATATTTTGGAAATCAATTCCAGTAAAACAAGCATCATAACGAAGACCAACATAGTTTTCATTCAATTCCAAAGTATAATGTAATACATTTTTACCTTGACGCATTGCTTCTGCACCCATCTTGGCAAGAACCCAACTCTTACCACTACCTGCACAAGCAGTGATAATTCCTAGTTCACCACCAGCAAGGCCACCATCCATAATACTATCTACTTCTGTCCAATTAGTCTTGACAGTCTTACGAGCCATTTGACTCATACGCTTTTCAATATCAACCATGTATTCATGTCCAATATTGCGTTCCATACCAGCTTTCATCGCAACATCAACTACATGTTTGATCTTATCATATTGACCACTCTTCAAATGATCAACACTTTCCATAATAGCATTCTTGATCTTTTGATTCTTACAAAATTCAAGAAACTGTTCTTTAATGTACTTCAAATCAGTGTCACTGATTTTCTGGTAAACCAACCGAAGTTGTTCTACAACGGATTGTTTCAACAAATCATTTTCAATACCGTCAACTTTAACCTTAAAGACTGCCAAGGTTGGCAAATCTTTATATTGAAGAAAGTAACTAATCGTTTCTTTAACGATAAATTTATGCGCATCTGTCTCAAAACTATCTGGTTCCAAGATATCGCTAATTCTTTCAATGAATGTTTTATCCGACACCAAACCACTAATACATTTGATTTGGAATTCAGATCCGAATTTTTTTAGGTTATCAATAATTTTTTCCGACATAATTTTATATAATTTATCTACACCAACTATACCACACCATTTCTGTAAACCAAGATTATTTACAGAACCATTGAATTGATTTTTCCAAACACTTCATTTAACCACACCATGCTATTTGGAAAATTATTTTGCATACAGTCTTCTACCAACAATTTACTAAAACCAAATCTGTCAAGTTTACCGATTGGTTTTTCCATGATTTCATTGATTCTCAATTGCGAGAATGATTGAATTTGTGTGTCATGCAATTGCATTAAATCATAATTACGCTGCATGATATCTTTGTTCTCTAATACAGTATCATACAACTTTAATTTACCTTTGTGAGTATCACTATAATTGTATAATTCTTGTAAAGAATATTGTTTATCTTCCGTAAGAATGGGATAACACTTGATAATAGTTTTTAACCCAGCACCTTTAATGCCGTCAATATTATCACTACTATCTCCTTCCATTATTCTATAATTGATAAAGTTCTTACAACTAATACCATATTCCAATAGAATTTCTGCACAACCATACAATTTCTTTTTGGTTGGACTCCAAATTTTAATTCTATCACCGGCTAGTTGTAAGAAATCTTTATCCGCACTCATAATAGTAACATTACTATTTTTAAAGTACTCTTTAGCCAAATAAGCAATTGTGTCATCTGCTTCAATATGATCAATTGCCATTGTTGTTACAGGCAACTTATCTAGATATTGTACAGTTCTCAACAACTGTTTCTTTAGATTTTTATCTTCAGTATCTGGAGTAGTAAGATCATCATAAGCTCTATTAAGCCGAATCTTAGTCTTTCTACCACTCTTGTATTCTGGATAAATCTTCCGTCTTTTCAGTGAACCCCCTTGACCATCAGACACAATTACAATCTTTGTAGGATTGATTAATTTTGCTGCATAACCAATGCTTTTTAAACACCCTGCAATTCCACCAGTATGATTACCATTGGAATTGAGGGAGGGGGAGGCCATGAACGCTCTAATAAAAGTGTTCATGAAATCAACAATTAATACTTCAGAATCGGAGGATCTATTCAATCCTCCAACTCTGTCTTCTTGTTTTACATTATCGAATAACGAAAACAACCTCTTTTTTTCACTGTCAGATAGATTACTCATTCTCAGATGATACACCAGCATCTTCATCATTGTCAACAACTGCGTCGTCAACAATAACACTATTTGGATCTTTGTACTTCATAATTACTTCATCGCAAATCTTTAAGTAAATTTCTTCACCCAAAACTTTGTCAGTCTTCATTGTTTCTACAAAGTCCTTAGACTGGAACTTCCATTCACTACCATCATCTTTCTTATAGGTATAATAAGCACCACCTTGTTTTACCAAGTTGTTTTCCTTCAATACTTTGATCCAACTGCCATAATCAGCAATTCCACTATCAAAATAAATATCAAAAGCAGCCTGACGCTGTGGTGGTCCCATACGGTTCTTAATAACAACTGCTTTACATTCATTACCAATAACTTCTTCACCCTTCTTGAGTTTACCGGTGTTGTTCAGACGAACACGAACACTACAGTGATATGCAAGTGACTTACCACCACTTACTACCCACTTATCACCAAATGCCATAGCATTTAGATTCTGACGCAATTGATTGGTAAATACAGTAAGAACTTTTTGTTTACCAATCATATTGGTAATCTTACGCATTGCTTTACTAATAATAATAGATTTACCTGTAGCAAATCCATCCTTACCGTGATCGCTTTCCAGTTCTGCCTTTGTAGAAGCGGCAGCAACAGAATCAACAATGATTGTAAGAATACGATCTTTATTGGACTTACGAACGATTCCAATCATATGTTCCATCTTTTCAAAAATATCCTCAACGGTTTCACATTGAACATATAGAAGTTTAGATAGATCTACACCAAGACTTTTCCAGAATTCGGGAGCTGCAGCATTTTCAGTGTCAATAACTACTGCTACACCACCTTTTTTCTGTGTATCAGCAACAACATGCGCAGATACTAGACTTTTACCAGTTCCTTCCAATCCATTGAATTCAACCATCTTTCCAACTGGCAATCCACCATGAGGACGATTGCTAATAGCTAAGTCAAGAATAGAAGAACCTGTACTAATCCAATCACTAATTTCTGCAGGATTTTCTTGTTCATCCAAGAAATATGCAATCTTGCCACCATCTTTATTGGCTTTATTTAACTCATTTGCGAGTAATTCGACTAACTCATCTCTTTGAGGAGTTTCTTGTGTAACTTGGTTTTTCTTTTTCATAATAATATAAAACTAAAATAGGGGTGGCAGTAATATATACTACCACCCCACTACAAACAATTTATTTTAACTGTTAAACAAATTATCAAAAGCGGCTGCTACATCATCCGAATTTGATTTTGCTGCGGTAGCTGTTGGTGATTTATTCGTTGCAGTTGCTTTTGGAGCAGGAGCAGGAGTTTCCTCATCAACAATTGTGTTGACTGTTCCTTCAGAAGGAATTGAACCATCTGGATTCAACCACGCATTCATTACTTCCTTTAGTTCGTCATAACTAAACTCAGGGAATAGATCCATGATGTTAGTCTGTTGTGCCAAGATATCCTTTTGAGAAGGATCAATTGCAACACTTGCATTTGGCTTGACACGAATAGTAGTTTCTGGGAATGACTTACCAGAATCTTCTGCGGTACGGAATTCTACTACAATGTCACGACCATTGACCAAATCAGTAATATCACCGTAATCAACATCACTGATGATGCTTAGAATTTCTTGGTAAACATTCTTACCAAATCCCCAGAAACGAACACCTTCGTTTTCCTCACCACGAACGATGATAGGAGCATAGGTACGCATCTTTGGTTCAAACTTACGACCCAAAATCCAGTCTTCCTTGTTTCCGGTCTTCTTCATACGATTGGACCATTCAACGATTGGATCAGGACGATTGAAACTATCGGGAGATAGATAAGTCTTGTTATTGATATTGTAGTGGAACTTTAGTTCGATAAAAGGATTATCGGTTTGATACTTGTAGGGAACGATACGAACTACTTGTTTACCAGGCTTTGGTTTCCAAATGAGATTGGTTTTGTTGCCTTGGTTTGTTAGAGAGCTCAAACGACTCTTCAATTTTGATATGTCTAATGCCATAATTTTTAATTAGTTAATTTAGTTAATTAGTTAATTAGATAACTCACACGAATTATTTAATGACAACCAATTAAGTTGTCATCAATATATATGAAGACCAAAAAGATTTCAACTTATTATATCAAAAATTTTGACGGAGACGATTTTCACTGATACTTCGCTCGTTAAAATAATTGAATTTCTGTACAGATTCCAATCCAATTGAAATGTTTTATCAAAAACACCATTGTTTTCTTCAGCAATCAACTTATTCATTGCATTGAGAGTATATAGTGTGTTTGTTTCTTTTTTTCTATGGACACTGATGGTGTTACGAAATTTCAATTGATTATTATCATTTATTTCTACATTGTATGTTGCGTACAATTCTTTTGGATTGTTGATATTACACAATAAAAATATTTTACCGTTAATAACAC